CTACGCCACCTCGACCAGTTCCAGCCCTTGAACATTCGTCCGCGCCAAGTCCGTCGCCTGCGCCCAGTTGCCGCGGAACGCTACCGTCACCCGGCCCTGCGTATTGGTGCCGGTCGGATCGAAGTTGCTGCCGATCTGCTGGCCGGCCAGGACCTCGAAGGGATTATAGAAAGCAAACGACGTCAGTCCGCCGTTCTGCGAAACGTAGAAATCATAGAGCGCGGCGAGAAGCGAGGAACTGAGTCGCTTCGACAGGCGGAATGTCCGCCGCGAGGTCTGCGCAAGTTGCGACCGCTGGATCGTCCCATCGTGATATCCGTTCTGAAGCTGGGCATACTCCCGCAATTCCGTGAACGCGGTGCACAGCGACGCCGGCATCACGCCGTTCGGTGCGCTTTGGATGAGGTTCCCAGGCATCACGAAACCGTCAGCCCCGGCGCCTGCGCGTTCGCCGAGTCCTGCGTGCGGTTGTAGCTCGACTGCTGCGCGGCCATCCCCTGGTCGGCCACGAATTGCGGGGTGACGAAAGCGCCCGTCATGAAGCTGGCCGTGTCCGATCCGCCAACCTGGAGCGACAGGTACGTGTTGCCGCCCGCGCCGCCCGCCGTGTTGGGCCCGCCAGGCGTGGGGTAAGTGCCCGCCGCGATGCCGCCGAGCGTCGGGATGTTCGAAGCGTAGACGTGCGCCTGGCCGTCTTGATAGCTGGCCTGCTGATACAGGTTGCCGCCCTGTTCCGCCAGGCTGCCGGCATAGGGCGTGGTCGCCGAGAGCGGCATGTGCTGGCCGGTGGACTCCGAGTACAGCATCACGAGCTGGCGGACGCTCGGGGAGCGAACTGCGACCGCCACGTCGCCGCCGAACTGCGACTGGGCGATCGAAACCACCTGCTTGATGGTCCCGCTGCCGGTCGGGATATCGACGCCGTAGATCGACTTGATGTCGTCGTGCGCCTTTTGCTGATCGGATTTGACGCCGGCGAGCTTCTCGCCGATCCCGATGCCCAGCCCGGCTCCAGCGCCGATGAGCGCTCCCAGCGGGCCGCCCATCTGGAATCCGATGGCCGCGCCGCCCGCCGTACCCTCCGCAATGCCGAGCGCGGTGCCGCGAGCGTTGCCCAGCAACCCAGCCTCGGCCGCCATCGTGCCGCCCGCCAGCAGAGCCGCGCCGGCCATGCCGTTCACACCCGAGATGTGGCCTGCCGAAGAAGCGCCGGCGCCGTTTGCGTCTCCGGTTCCGGCGCCATATACCTGCCCGGACCTGGTGAACCCGCCCCAGTTCGTCGTCTTCAGATTGCCGAGCATCTTGGTGATGCCGGCCATCGGACTGGCGGAGGACGATCCCTGCCCGCCGCCGCCCAGGATTCCCGCCAGCGCTCCCAGCGGATTCGACCCGCCCCCCGACCGCGACATCGGCAGGTTGTAGATGTCGGGAGCGCCGCCGCCCGAATTCACCGGAGAGCCAGCCTCGCTGCCGCTCATCGAGGGCGCGCTGAACACGCCGCCGCTCCAGATCGAGGGCAGACTCGGCGTGGCAGAATGCACCGAACCCGAAATGGCCGGCATGGAGATGCCCGGAATGCCGGACGCTCCGCCGCCCGACACGGAAGGCGCCGCCACACCCATGCCCGCCGCCAGGATCGCGGTCAGTCCCGCCATCACCGCGCTGTTCTGCATGGTCGCGGCCGTGTTTTGGTCGGTCGATACCGTGACCGGGTCCTTCTTCCCGCCCAGAATGGTCTTGGCGACCAGGTCGCCGAGGCCCCCGGTAATCGGTTTCAGCGCCGCTTCCCGAATCGTTCCCGTGAGCTGCTTCGCGAAATTCTGCGGCTTCGTAAACAGCGTATGAAAGAGGCCGGATGAGGTTTTGGCCAGCGAGTCCATTTCCTGTTTCTGCTGGGCCTCCGCCGAGCTCGCCTGCTTCTGCTGCTCCTCGGCCATCTTCACCTGGAGGTCCAGCGCATTCTTCAGCGTCTCCTCACGGTACTTGCCGATATCGCCAGTGATGGCCAGTTCCTGCTGCAGAGCCTCCTGACGGATGCCGGCCACTCTCTTCGCCGTCTCCAACTCGCCGTCGGGACCTTTGCGCAGTTCCAGCAACCGCTCCGTCGCGCTGGCTTCCGCCGCGATGCCCGCCAATTGTTCCTGCTGTGCTTGCTTGCGCTGATCCTCCTCGCCCTTGAAGCGTGCCTCCATCTGCGCGGTTTGCGCCGCCTGCATGGGCGCGTTAGCTTTATCGAGCGCGGCCTGGTTGACGGTAAACTCTGGCGTCCAACCGCCCAGGGCATTGGCGTTGCCGATCTCTGGGGTCCAGGGGTACAGGCTGGGCGGCGCGCCGATTACGGGCGCACCGCCCTCCATTCCGTTCTCCGCCTTGTCGGTCACCGTGAAGCTCGCGAGCTTGGCTCTTTCCGCTTCCTGCGCTTTGAGCTGCTTTACCGCCTCAGTCTGTCGCTCGTAAGCCTGCTGGGCCGCTTCGATCTTCTTCCTGGCGGCCGAGGCCAGCGAGGGGTCCACGGGGCCGGAGGTCAGACTCTGCGCGTCGGCGCGGGCCGCATCGAGCGCGGCCTTTAACTGCTTCTCCTTGGCCTCCGCCCCCTCGACGTCGCCGCCCAGGTAGGCCTTGAGGCCGGCTGCCGCCGCCTGGCCTTGCTCCACCTCGGCGGCGAACTGGGGGCTTCGTCCGGGAGGCGCCGGTGGCTCCGGTTCGGGAATCCCGCCCGAGGGTTCTCCGCTCGCCAGATTCTTCAGTCTCAACGCCCCGCCGGCCACGGCGATGGCGAGATCCGCACCCCACGTCTGCGGAGCCTCGCGCAGTTTGAGCGCGATCTCAATCACCTTCAGCGCCGGCAGAGCGATGATCCCCTTCAGGTCGCGCAGTACCTTGTCCCACTGAGTTTCGATCTCGGTGACTTCCTGCTTGTACCGGACGTCACGCTGGACCTCTTCCTCGGTGGGCCCGTAACCCCGTTCCTTGGCGATGCGCAGGTTTTCGTTCAGGTCGGCCATCACCGGAATCATCTCGATGCCGGCGCGCTTGAACAGATCGAGCGCGGCTTTCTTCTCGGCGAAGGGGTCCGGCCCCGCGCGCAGCGTTTCGAGTCCGCCCGCGATCTGCTGGAGCACCTGGGACGTGGAGGCAGTCCCGTTCTTCACGTCCTCCAGATTCACGCCGAACTTGGTGAGCCAGGCGCGCGCCTTCTCGCCGGCCGCCGTTTCGTCCTCGACCGCCGCCGTCAACCCGCGCATCATGCGTTCGAAGATCGTGACGTCCTGGCCCGCGGCGCGCGCCGCAAAGCCGAACTGCCCCACTTCCTTGGCGGTAAGCCCCGTGCGCAGCTCTGCATCCTTTATCTGAACGCCGTACTCGCCGAGGCTCTTGGCCGCCTCAAACCCGGCGACTGCAATGCTGCCCAGGACGGCCGCACCGGCAGCGATGACGCCGCCAAACGGTCCCATCGCGGTGAGGACGTTACCGAGGGCGGTCTTGGCGCCTTCCAGGGGATTCTGGAGGAACTGCTGGACTTTCGATCCAAAGCCGGCGAAATTCGCCTCCGAGTCGATGCGTTTTTGCTCGGTGATCATCCGCTCGTAGGACTTGGCCACGGCGTCGATAGCTGCCGGTTCCCGGCTGTAGCGCTGCAAAAGCTGGTCACGCTGCGCGATGAGCTTCTCGACGCCGCTCTTGCCATAGGTTTCGGCCTGCTTTTCGAGCGAGGCGATGAGCCGCTGGACCGAGGAGCGGGTCTGGTCGGTGATGCGGATGACCTTGCCGTGCGAGGATTCGGCTTTAGTCTCGAAGGTTCCCAGAGCGGTGTTGGCCTTCCCCACGATGGGGGTCACCTGGTCTTCGGCTTCGAGGATGATACGTTCTGCTTGATCAGCCATTATGCTGCCTTGAGCATCACAAGGGGTCGGCCCAGCATGGCCGCGATTACCGCGCGGCGGTCGCGATCCGACACGCCCCACTGCCGTTCGCGCTGGTTGTTGTAGAAAGCGATCTGCGAGGCCGTCTGGGCCCTGCCGGGCAGGGCCTCGTCGAGGAACCCAATCGCCGCACGGTTCTCATTGGCGGTCAGAACCTTGAGACACCGCAGGGTATGGCCGCTCCAGGTCCAGTCGCGGATGGGCTGAAGGCCGCGGGCGGACTTGTAATCCGGGTAACCGCGCCGGCCGTTGCGGCCGGGTTTCAGCGGAGCGGCCGGCTGGTCGTAGATGTTCTGTCCGCTCTGGATGCGTACGAAGATCGAATCCGCTAGCACCTGCGCGAATCCTTGCATCTCCTCGGAGGAGTAGGACGAGTAAACGAAGCGGGCGCGGCGAATGACGGTTTGGAATTTGGGCATGGCAGGCGGGCAACGACCAGCGAATTAGAGCAGCTTGTTGTCAGCAGCCATGTGCGGTTACGATGGATGCTTCATGAAACTGCCCAATGGCGAGCGGGCCGTTGTTGATATTCGCAAGCTGCTGGATTATTGTCTTAATACGCTGCACCCACGCGGCCGTAATAAGGCGCGAGTATTTGCATCCGTTGGAATCCGAGATACCGACGCGGAAGAACTCAGGGCCGCGTTGCTCACCGCCGCCAGCAGGGACGCAGCCCAACTCGGCGTTGCGAACCCTCATGGCCAGCGCTTTGTGGTGGATTTCGATTTTGTCCGTGGAAACAGAACCATCAGAATACGCAGCACCTGGATTGTGCGAATCGGCGAGGACCTGCCTCGGCTGACAAGTTGTTATGTACTATAGAGGAAGGTTCTATCATGTCCGGCATTACAATGCATTCCGTGGTCGCGTTGATCGAGGATCTGCCCGAGGAGGGACTGGTCCGGGGCCAAGTCGGAACCGTGGTAGAGAGCTGGAGTCCGGGCGTTTACGAAGTTGAATTCTCGGACGACCAGGGAAGATCCTACGCTATGCTCGCACTGCGGTCGGAACAACTGATGCAGTTGCATCACGAGCCGGTCCGCCAGGCGGCTTAGCTTAATCGCCAGCTATCGCCGGGACAGCTTGCGGAGTAGCAGTTCCTGGAATGTCTTGGCGCCGTTGTCCTCTGACGAGATTTGTTCCTGCCGCGCCGCCTCGATGGATTCGAGGGTGCGGAACTCCTCCTCGGTGATGTCGGCCAGGGTTACGGTCAGCCCCATGGCCTTCGTGTTTAGAATCCGAAAGCACCGGCGCACCAGGACGCCATTCGGCGTGTCCAGCGCCTCTTCGAGCAGGTTCTTGGGACACCCAGGCCCGTGGCTGACATCAATCGCCTTCCACCCGGTGCCACAGGCCGGACAGCCGTCCATCTCCGTCGGCGCCGAGTAGCCGCACTCGCGGCAGCGGAAAATCCGGTCCGGGCACTCTTCTTCCGACCCGCAGAGCGTCCCCTGACGCAGCACCGAACGAATCAGGAACCGCACGCCCGGCCGCTCCGGAGAGTCGCCGGGCGCGGCTATTCCGGGTCTTCGTCGCCCTCGATTGCGAGTTGCGCAATCACTTCGGATACCGCCGCGGACTTGTGCACAATCGGCACCGCGCCGGCGTAGCCGTCGTGCGAGACGTGCAACTTGTCATAGAGCGCACCGCTCGGCTCCAGAAACGCCCGGATCTCAATCGACCGCCGCGCGGAAACAATCGTGCTCGATGCTCGGTCGTGGTTCTGCATCTCCTTAGCGGTGGGCATGCGCAACACATGGACCACGCGCGCGCCGGGAACCTTCATCTCGATCCGGTAGTTGATCCCCTCGCGCTCCACGCTGGCCACCGTGCACCGCTCGATGCGGCCGATCACCATCCCGGCCTCGGCGTCGTCGAACTCCGGACCGTCTTTATCGGTGCGGATCTTGGCGAACAGCTCCGCGTTGATTTTCGGAAGGTCCAAATCCTCGCTCTGCGACTTTCCGCGCCCGAGGAAATGGCGGACGGTCCGTTGGGCGCGCGCCCAGCCGCACCATTCTTCATCTGACGGAAAGCGCACCTCGCACCGCTTCTCGCCGCCCGACAGGATCGGCACCACGAACGGCTTCGTCGAGTCAAATACAGGTTTCGTCATCTGTTCCATCGTGTCCTCGCTTACTGGCAGATCTTTGCCGTGCTGGATTTAATCACCGCGCCCAAAACACCATTCGTCGCGTTGTATTGCGCGTCGCCGGTCACCGAGACGGTGACGATGCCGTCCACATCGCCCAACTCCACCACCTTGAAAGCCATCTGCTGCCACGTGGCGGTGAACGTGTCGTTGACCCCGTACGACAGGCCCACCACGGCCGTGCCCGCGGTCAGGGCGAGCAACGTGGCCAGTTCGGTGGAATCGTTGTTGTAGCGCGCCACATAGTTGAAGGTCGCCGCGCGGTCCCCCACTTCGAAGCGGGCCTGGGTCGCGTAGCCATCCTGGAGCGCCGCGCCGGGAAAGAAGCCCGGCCGGAAGTTGTTGTCCCACCCCATATCGAGCGAAACAAAGTTCTTGCCGGCCACGTAATCGACGCCGTTGATGGTCAAGGACAACGACGGCGACTGCATTTCGTGCCAGGTCATCGGTGCCGGTATGACGACTGCGCTGGGCGTAGTGTATAGCCCACTGTGCACCAGATCCTCGGTGACAACCGCGCTCAAACGGCCGGGGCCCTGCTTGACGGAGAGCTTCCAGCCCTTCACGGCGCAACCGGTGAAGAGTTGATCGAGCACCGCCGAGCCGCCGGGCCGGATTTGCTGCACGAACTGGAAGTAAGGCAGTTCCAGGCCGGCCGCGTTGGTGGCAGGGTCGATGGGCGCGATGGTGTAGGTGAACGGCGCAGCCGAGCCGGTGTACACCACATTGCCGAGGCCGAAGCCCAGGGCATGCGCCAGGATCTCGCTCGACGCCGGGCGCTCGACGGTATACACGCCGTTGTCGTAATGCGACTTCCACTGCTGCGTCGGAAACTCGTGGCCCTTGCCGATTTCCGCCCGGTCGTCGTCGTTGACGACCTTCTGCGACCAGGGCTTCTTGTTGAGGTTCGGCAGGCGCCAGTAAGCCGGCACGGCGGGCGGCGTCGAAATGCTGGCCTGGACCGCATAGCCCAGACCAAGGAGCAACTCGCTCAAGTTAGCCATTGTGGGTAGCCCCTTCCGCCGCTTCGCGCGGTTCTTGAATCTTGACCTGGTGATAGCCAGCCGCCATGAGGGGAATGAGATCTTTCATGGGATCGGTCACCACAACCTCCTTCACGTCGCCGGAGGGCGATTCCAGAAACACCTTCGTTTCCGATTGCATTTCGTGCCTCCTACGGGTTCTGCGATTCGATCAGCCGCACCGGAACTTCGAAGTACTCGAATGTGGCGCCGTCCGGGCTGATGACGACCGTGTTGCGGCGGGCCGACGGCAGGTAGAAGTCCATCGGCTCGCAGTTCGGATCGATGGGAAGGTGCAGCATCGGGAGGCTCCCTCCCGCCGGAACGTCGTTGACGATCCAGTTGAAGAGATCCTCGTAGCCGACGCCGGCATCTTCCGGCGCGCGCAGGTAGAGCGAGAACTCATGCGCGAATACCAGGGCGCTGCCCAGCCTGGCGGGCGCGGTCCCTTGCCAAGCGATCAGGATCGAGCCGGGCGGCATCGACAGGATCGCCAGGCGGGTGTTGTTCTGGGTGGGCTGGCCGAAAACGGTGGCGTTCTCCGTGTAGAACTGAATGTTGTCGCCATCGCCACCGAGCGCCTCCACCAGGTTCGGCAGGGCCTGGAGCGTGGTGACCCACTCGGCCAGGAGCGTTTTCGGATTAAGCACTGGGGTTCGGCCCCGCCCGCATCATCAGCGCAAGCTCGACCATGCCGTAAGGATCGGGCTGGCGCACGCTGGTCACGACGAACTGCGCCCCCCAGGCGGTCACCCAATCGCCACGCTGCGGATAGTTCGCCAGGTCGATGGGGTTCAAGGAGATTGTCTCGACGTTGGCCAGCGCGCCGGACTCCTCGCGCACGCGAGCGTGGCGAATGGCCGTGATCGTCACCGGATCGCCAGCCGCCATTCCTGCCTGCACCGCCTGGTACACCACCGGCTCGCCGAAGGCGTCCTGCATGGTGGCGTTCACGGCTGCGTCAATGGTGGGCCAGTCGGACATTATATTAAGACCAGCACCAATAGGGCGGCTCGGATGTATAATCCGCTGTAGCCAGCAGAGGCCAAAACGGAAATCCTGGCTGGAATCGTCGCAGAGTATGCAGTCAGGAGGTGCAGGATGATCTTACAGGCACTCGCCGTCGGCTGTCTTGCCGCCATCATCTCCGGAGCGGCAATCGCCCAGCCTTCGCCAGTTTCGCAGACGTTCGAGGTCGCATCCATAAAACCGACCCCACCTCAGCCCGGCCCTGGCGTGTCGGCAGATTGGAGGGTAACGCCAGGAGGCATCCACATCGAGAATCAAACCCTGAAGGGGATCATCATTCGTGCGTACGGCATTGACGTCTTCCAACTTGCGGGGCCGGCGTGGCTTCTAAGGGACGACGCTGGTTGGGACATCGAGGCGAAAGCGCCCGTGAACACTTCCCCGGAGCAGATTCCGTTGATGCTTCAAACGTTGTTGATCGAGAGATTCAAGCTGACCTCGCACCGCGAAAAGCGGGATGTGCCGGTGTACGCGCTCATCGTTGCGAAGGGTGGACCGAAGCTGAAGGGAGCACCCACGTCTGGCGGTTTGGGCGGGGTTCCAGCCTCGTCGGGTACCATTCACATGAAGGGGAACGTGACCATGTCTCTGTTGGCCCATTTCCTACAGAATCGGCTTGATCATCCGGTGCTCGACATGACCGGGTTGCAAGGCCCATTTAGCGTCGATCTGGAGTGGATGCCGACCGAAGTTGAACTTCATGCCCCAATTGGCGGAGCCGAACCCGGGGACACGGCCGTTCCGGCAGCTAGTCTGCCAGCCGGCCCTACGATCTTCACGGCTCTCCATGAAGCGCTGGGCCTCAGGCTGAAAGCTCAAAGAGCTCCCATCGAAGTGCTGGTCGTCGATCACATAGAAAAGGCTCCCACCGAAAACTAGCCTCCCGGCGCGGGCTCTGCCGAGAAGCGGTCCGCCTTCTAGGAGAAATCGGGGCGGCCCGCTGGCCGCCCCAAGGCGCACGGGAGCGTCTAACTCAACGTGATGATGGAGTAGAACACCGTCACGACCAGTTCCCCGTTGCCGGTGGCGAACGGGGCCGTGGCGTTGACGATGTCCAGACCCGTCGCGGTGGGCGCCTGGATGACGCCCGTGGGCGGCGGCACCACGTTTTCGCTGCCGGCCGCGCTGGTGATGGTCGCCGCCGGAATATTCGACGAGTGCGGCACGACCGCCGTGCCGTGATACTGGAAGGAAACCGCGCCACCGCCCGTGAATTGGGTGGCGCCGGGCTTCATCTGCGCGATGATCTGGTCGACGACCAGGACCTGGCCCGCCGCTGGCGCGGGCAAGACACTGACCGGCGCGCCATTCATCGCCACGATCTGCGCCGCTGTGAGGGTGACGACCGCCTTTTGCAGCACCGACGGATCGAGGTCCGCCGATCCCACCGGGCTCAGACCCAGCGGATTGAGCCGAACGCGAACGGTCGGATCGGCGCCCGCGCCGCCCGGAGCGGCCACGCCGCTAGCCTGATCCAGAACGGCGAAACCGATCTCCTTGTTGGCCGCGCCGGCCGCCGTCAGGGTGTTCGCGGTGGCCAACTGCTGGCTGTTGTCCCAGTACACCTTGGCGCCCGAAACGAACGTGCTCGCATCCTTGGCCATGTCGAACACGCCCTCGACCACCAGCTCGGTCGAGTCGCCCGCGTTCTGATTGTTGACCGACACGCCGAAGACGTTGCCCACCTGGCAGCCACCGCCGCTCAGCAGCGCATAGGGCGCGGACACGGTGAGGGTATTACCGCGTTGAACGTAATTCTGCATTGAAATGTCTCCTTTCCGGGGCGGCCCAAACCGCCCCGGCAATCGTGGTTTTCTCTTCCGTTAGCCGCGACCTATTGGCCGGCGTTCTTCTGCAGCCCGCGGTAGTCGATAGCCGCCGCCGCGAAATCCATCCGCGCCTTGATCTCGACGCCGTCGATCTCAAAGCCCTGTTTGGTTTCGATGTACACGCCCTGCTGCCCTTCCAGGTAGCAGTACTCGACCGTGTCCACCTGCGCCGGGTCCGCGATCAGGTACCAGGCGGTCGTGCTGTTGGCGTCCAGGCGCGGCTCGACCACCGGCACCAAGCTGCGCACCCACTCCGGCACCACCTTGGTCCCGTCCGCCGAGGCGATGTTGAGGGGGTAGATGAACTGCAAGGCGTAGGTTTCGAGAGCCGTCGGCACGGCGATGAACCGCGGAATCAGGTTCAGGTGGGTGCCCTGCGGCCCGATCTGCTGCCGCAGCGCGGCGCGTCCGTTGGCCAGCGCGGTCAGCGGAACAACATTGGCCACGCTGGAATTGATGCTGCTGCCGGTTCCAGTCAGCAGGTTGTTGTGCGCGGCCGCGAACAGCGCGGTCGAGGTCTTGTCGCCGGCATAGACCGCCGCCGGATTCGACATGATGATGCCCCACACGGTATCCGACTCCAGGCGCGCGGCGGCCACCCCGAGCAACGCCGGGACGCGGGTGAAGGCCTGCAGGTCGTCGTTGATGATAACCTTGCGGGTCAGCGCCACGATCTCGCCATAGGTGCTCAGCGAATAATTGACGTTGTTGTCGGTGAGCTGCGCCCGATGATACTCGCCCTTTTCGTTCAGCTTCTGCAAGGCGGGGGCGTCGGCCAGCATCACGCGGTTGACGGGTTTGAAGTCCTGCGCCGTCATCTGCCGGCAGAACGGCTGGAAGGTGCGCGGGTAAGCCTCATAGCCCTGGCGCAAGGTCTTGTT